ATGACCGCCACGCCCGTTCCAGTTTCTGCCATCGACATTCCTGCCGGCCGCCGGCGTCTTGACCCAGTTTGGGTCAAGACTCTCGCCGAGCTGATGCTGACACCCGCGGATTGCGCGCCGATCGAGCTGATCAGTCGCGGCGATCGTTTCCAGCTCGTCTTCGGCAGACATCGTCTCGCGGCTGCAGAGCGCAACGGCTGGACCGAGATCCCCGCGATCGTGAAGACGTCAGCCGACTTTGCCAACGATGCGGCGATCATCCGTCGTGAGATCGTCGAGAACTTTGCCCGCCGCGATCTTTCGGCCCTCGATCGTGCCGTGGACATCGCTCGGTGGCGCGAGGCGTTCGAGGCAGTCCAAGGGGTGATCCGCAAAGGGCGTCCGGCGAAATTGTCGCAACTTGCGACAATTTCCGACGACGACATCGACCGGTTCGCCGGCAGTTTCTCGGAAGCCGCGCGCCGCGCCCTTGGCATCAACCGAGACGCAATCTCACGCGCCATGCGCATCGCAGCGATCGCGGCGGATCTGCGAGACGCGATCGCACTACACCCGATCGCCGAAAACCAATCCGAACTCCTATTGCTCGCCGCCCAAGCCCCGGAAAGGCAGCGACAGATCGTCGAACTGCTGAACCGAACGGCGCTCCCGGCCGCGAACGTGACCGATGCGATCGCCGTTCTGGACCGACTGCCGCCGCGCCTTCGCGAAGCAGCCTGGCAGGCTATCTCATCCAAGTTTTCCCGGCTCAAGGAAGCCGAGCAGGCCCGGTTCTTCGAGCTTCACGAAGCGGCCATCCGTCGCTGGCTTGCAGGGAGGAGCGGATCATGAAGCGCCCGCGACGCGACACGTTCACGCAGGATCTCTTCCGCGACTATCAACCCGAGCCCGTCGTCGAGCGCTTCGACGCGCAGGCCGTGCAGGCCTGGTCGATCTCCGGCCGGCTGTCGAAGGCGGTGGCTCTGACGATGGACGAGTCCGGCATGTCGCGGAGCGAGATCGCGGCCGAGATGACGGAGATGACGAAGGCCTCCGTCTCAAAGGCGATGCTCGACGGCTACGCCAGCCAGGCGCGCGAGCAGCACTCGATCTCGGCCGTGCGGCTGGCGGCGCTGGTTGCGATCACCGGCGATGCGCGGGCGCTGAACGTGCTGCTCGCCGATGCCGGCCTGGTGGCGGTTCCGCAGAAATACGAGGCGCTGCTGCGCCGCGAGATGGCGCGCGAAGCCCGCGAGCGGGCCGCGCGCGACGAACAGGCTTTCGACGCCGAATGGAGAGCCCGGCGATGAACAGGACAATCGCAGACCGCATAGAAGCCAGGCGCAAGGCCCATTCATTCCTTAACGCCTGCGTCCTGGTCGGTTCCATCCTCGCGGCGTTCGTGATGGGCGCGGCGTCCATGCTGGGGGCGTTCTGATGTCGCTCCTGTCCTCCCTGTTTTCCGCACCGGCCCTGACCGCGGGCTGGCTGCGGACGGCGCCTGCCATCCCTGCCCCCCGGATGGCAGGCGCACCGGATTGCGAGCGCTGCCACGGCGCCGGCATCGTCTTCGACTGCGCCCACTGGCCGCGCTGCGGATGCCCCGGCGGAGCGGTGGCGGACTATTGCCCGGGTGTGACGAAGCTGTGCGAATGCCGGGAGGACGCGTCGTGACGAATCCGATGCCTTGTCCCTGCTGCGGGCGCCCGCTGCCGATCGACGAGACGCTGCAGATCGATGCGGCCTCCGGCGTCATCAGGCGAGGTGGCCGCTTCGTGATCCTGCCGCGCGCAGAAGTCACGGTGTTGGAAATCCTCGTCGCCGCGCAAGGCCGGTTCGTCACTAAGGAGCGGGTTTTCGCGAAACTCCACGGCCAGGAGTCCGAGTGCAACGTGAGCGTCGTCGAAAGCCACGTCAGCAAGCTTAACCGCAAGCTCCAGACCCTCGGCCTGGCGGTCAAGACTGCCCGGTATTCTGGCTATCGCTTCATACCACCGGAGGGCGCCAGCATATGACCGCGCCGATGCCCTGTCCCTGTTGCGGCCAGTCGCTGCCGATCGACGAGACGCTCCGGATCGACGAGGCGGGCTTTGTGGTTCGCAACGGTCGGTTCGCGCGTTTGAATCCTGCCGAGGCCGCAATCTTCGGAAAGCTACGCGAACGGGCCGGTCGGATCGTCTCGAAGGAGACGCTTCATTCGGCGCTCTACCTGCTGGAGCCCGAGAGCGAGATCAAGATCGTCGACGTCCACATCTGCAAGCTGCGGAAGAAGCTGACCCCCATCGGCCTTCCGATCGAGACGGTGTGGGGCACCGGCTACCGCTTTCTCCCGATCACGAAGGAAATCACATGAGCGAGATCAACCGCGCGATCGGCGCCAGGCCGACGCTCGAATGGGTGGCCGTCGAGGCGATCGACGTCGACCAGAATTACCAGCGGCCGCTCAAGAATGCTCTGGTTGAAAAGATCCTGCGGCGTTTCAGCTGGTCCAAGTTCGGCGCGGTCGTTCTTTCCCGCAAGGGAGACGGCCGGTTCATGGTGGTGGAGGGTCAGCATCGGTGGAAGGCCGCGCAACTGCACCCTGACGTCACCGAGGTGCCGGCGATCGTGGTCGACCATGTCGACCTGAAGGAGGAAGCCGAGAGCTTCCTGGCGATCAACCGCGACCGCATGGCCGTGACCTCGGTCGAGCAGTATTGGGCGGGCCTTACGGCCGGCGACGACGACGCGATCGCCGTGTCGAAGGTGCTGCAGTCCGCCGGCTGCGACGTCGTTCCGGAGAACGGTCACTACCGGCCGAACCTTACAAACTCGATCACCGCGATCCGTCGCTGTCTGCAGAACTACGGACACGGTGCCACCAGGCGCGCCCTGCTGATCATTCGCGCGGCCTGGCCTGACGAGCCAAAGGCCCTGCGCGGCACTCTTATAACGGCGCTGGCGCGCATCATTCGGGCAAACGACAAAACCATCGCCGAACCTGACATGACGGCCGCGCTGCGGCCCCAGAGCATCGCCAAACTGACCGCACACGCGGAGGCCTTTCGCAAGCTTTCCGGCGGGTCGGCGGAGACCGCGCTGGCGAAGGCCCTGGTCGAGATCTACAACAAGGGCAAGCGCACCAACACGATCATGATCGGCGAGGCGCGCTGAGATGAAGGAATGGCTGACAGCTCGCGAGATTGCGGCCGAGGCGTTGCCGGACTTGCCGGCGACTGAGAGCGCGATGCTGCGGCTGATCTCCCGCGAATGCTGGAGCGAGAACCCGGCCTTTGCTCGGTCGCGTGCGGGTCGCGGCGGCGGCATGGAATACAACGTCGCGCTGCTGCCGACGCTGGCTCAGGTGGCCTACCGGCAGAAGCATATCCAGTTCGAGCCGCAGCCGGCCGCGCCTGCCGAGGCGGCAACCGATGACGGATTGACCGACCGGGCCAAGCTGGAGCGCGATGCGCGGCTGGCGATCGTGGCGGCGTATCAGCGTTTCACGAAGACGCTGCGCCTCGGCCACGCCACCCACCTGCAGGTCTTCACCGACAAATACAACCAAGGCTCGATCGAGGTGCCCGAGTGGGTGCGCACGTCCGTCCCGGCGCTCTCGAAGCGGTCGCTGGTGCGCTGGATCGCCGCGAAGCGCGACGGCCGCAGTGCGAAGCTCGGCGTCGACCGCTCACTGGCGCGCAAGGGCACCGGCGTGCTGGATCGCGCCAACGACGGCAAGGTCCGCGCGTTCATGCTGGCGCTGATCGCGCACCAGCCGCACCTCTCGGGCGAAGCCGTCCGGACGCAATGCCGGGCCGAGTTCGGCGACACGATCAAAGTCATTTCAAAGGGCGTTGAAACGGTCGTTGCGATGCCGCCGGTGCGGACCTTCCAGCACGCGCTGAAGGCACTGAAGGCCGACAACAAGGTCGTGCTGACGAAGCTCACCAATCCCGATCTCTACCGCTCGACCATGGCGCCTTCGGGCATCGGCATGCTGCGGCATATCACCGAGCCGAACCAGCTCTGGCAGATCGACGCGTCGCCCGTTGATGCGCTCTGTACGGATGGCCGGCACTCAATCTATGCCTGCATCGACATCGCGACGCGCCGCACGATCCTCAGCATGTCGAAGACGCCCCGCGCCTCGGCCGTCGCCCTGCTCATCCGCAAGGCGATCCTCGCCTGGGGTGCGCCGGAGGTCATCCAGACAGACAACGGTTCGGACTTCGTGGCGAAGGATACCCAGCGGCTGTTCGCCTCGCTCGGCATCGATCCTGATGTCTGCGACGCCTACACGCCCGAGCAGAAGGGCCATGTCGAGCGTGTCATCAAGACGTTCCAGCACATGGTCGGGCCGCTCTTGCCCGGCTATGTCGGCCATTCGGTCGCGGACCGAAAGGTAATCGAAGGGCGCAAGAGCTTCGCCAAGCGGCTGGGCGAGACCGAGAACGAGACTTTCAGCGTCGGCCTCAACGGCGTCGAGCTGCAGGGCAAGGTCGATGAGTGGATCGACCTCGTTTACCAGCACCGGCCGCACGCGGGCCTGAAGGAACGCACCCCCTTCAACGTCGCGCTGGAATCTACCCGTCCGCTCAGAACTGTCGATGTCCGCGCTCTCGATCTGCTGCTGATGCCCGTCGCCGGCGGTGGCGGCGAGCGCATCGTCACCAAGTTCGGCATTCGCATCGACGGCTATCACTACATGACGCCGACGATCCTTCCGGGGACACCGGTTCTGGTGCGGCAGGATCCGCTCGATCTCGGTCGCGCCCTGGCATTTGCCCAGGATGGCGGAGCCTTCCTTGGCGAGGCGATCTGCCCCGAGCTGCGCGGCATCCATCCCGAGACCTACGTGCGCGCGGCCAAGGAAATCCACCGTGAACTGGTCGATGATGCGACGCGGCAGGTGAAGGCTGACATGAAGCGGATCGCCAAGGGTCCGGCGCTGATCGACCGCGCTCTGGACGTCGCGCGCCGCGATGCGCCCAACGTGATCCCGCTGCCGAAGCGCGAGGAGGCGCACACGACGCCGCAAATCTCGGCCGCGATCGCCGCGATGGGCGAGGCGGCGCGGCCGACGCGGGAACCGACACCGGCAGAGGCGGCCGCACAGCGCCGGCTGATCGCCGAAATGGAGGCCGAGGACGAGCGCCGTGTGAGCGAGAGCTTCGCGGCCAAATACGAAGGCCGGATGGCCGAGATCGAGGCGGCGCGGACCGCGCATCTGCCGAGGGACGAGAAGGTCGTCGCGCTGCCGGAGACGCCGAAGGAACGCTACCGGCGCTACGTCGAAATCCGCCGCGCAGTCGATGCGGGCCTTCCGGTCGTCGGCGCCGGTGCCTTCGATGCGGTGTGGGCCGGACGCTACGAGGCGAGCACGGAGTTCCGCGTCCAGTCGGCGATCCATGCCGAATACGGTGAAGCGTATCTGAGTTGAACAAGGCCCGGCGTTGCAGCGCCGGGCCTCGGGAGAATGCGGCCGCGAAGCGGCCTGGAACACGAGGAATCATGATGTCAGCAGTCCCTAAAGTCAATCCGGCCCCCTGGCGGCCCGCGCCCATGAAGAACGTGGCGAACTTCGCCATGCTGCTGCAGCGCATGGTCGATCGTGAGCCCTATTTGCCCGGGCTCGCCGTCTTCTTCGGCCATTCCGGCTGGGGCAAGACCGAGAGCGCCATCTATGGCGCCAATCGTCATCGCGCGCGCTACGTCGAATGCGGCCAGTACACGACCGCGCGCACGCTTCTCATGTCGCTGCTGACGGAACTCGGAGAGCAGAAGCGTCGCGGCACGATCGAGGAGTTGCTGCATCGCGCGATCGAGATCCTTGCCGCCGACCCGCGCCGGCCGGTGATCGTGGACGAGGCGCATTTCATCGCCGCGAAGCGGTTCATCGACCTGTTGCGCGAGCTTTCGGACAAGTCCGGCGCGGCGGTCATCATGATCGGCGAGGAGAACCTGCCGGTCAGCCTCGAACAGTTCGAGCGCGTCCACAACCGCGTCCTTGAATGGTTGCCCGCGGTCAGCTGCGATGCCGAGGATTTCGCCCTCCTGGCCAGGTCGAGGCTCGACGGCGTCACGATCGCCGCCGACCTGGCGGAGGCGCTGCTGAAGCAGACGAGGGGCAACACCCGCCGCATCGTCATCAACTTCGCGCGCGTCCAGGAACTGAGCCAGGTTCTCGGCAAGGACGTCATCACTCTCGCCGACTTCGGCGGTCCGACCAAGATCTCGGACGGCCGCACGCCGAGGAGGTCCTGATGGCCGCGAGAAGCGATGTGGACATCGTCGACCTCAAGCTTCGCGTGCCGCGCGGAGGCGACGGCTTGTGGAAACTCCTCCTGGAGATAGACCGCGTGGGACCCTGGACGAAAGGGCAGGTTGCCGCCCGCACGGCCGTGTCAACCGCCCGGATCAACCAGTTCGTCGATCGCCTGCTGGCCGCCGGCATCGCCACGATCTCCGACGAGGGGGCCTGCCGGCTGACCCGCCGGCCCACCGATGCTCCGCGTCTGCGCCTGGACGGGTCGGAGCTGCCGGAAGACGAGCGGCAGATCCTTTGGCGCACCATGAAAATGCTCAAGACGTTCTCGCCCCGCGAGCTGGCGGCGCAAGCAAGTTCAGACGAACGCGCGATCGGTCTCGAAACCACCCGCTCGTTCATCAATCGCATGGCGCAGGTGGGCATCGTCGGCATCGTCCAGGTTCCCTCCCGTCGGGGCGAAGGCAAATATCGCCTGGCCCGGAACCTCGGGGCGCTGGCTCCCCGCATTCTCAGCGTCAGCGTCGTGTTCGACCCGAACGCGGTCCAGGTCATCGGCGACGCCGAGGCCAGCGAGGTGTCGCGATGAACCGCGGGCCACAGAAGAACAGCCGGCCGGGCGGCCTCAGCTTCGTCGAAAAGGCCGAGGCCGCCTGGGGCGTGCCGTTGCCGGACTGGGTGGCGGCTCTTGCCACGCTGGCGGACGCCGGCGGGCTGAAAGGCGTCACCAAACGCATTCCCTACAGCGTCTCGGCCGTCTCGACCGTGATCGCCAACAAGTATGCCGGCGACACGGACCGTGTTGCCGACATGGTGCGCGGCGCGCTGCTGTCGGCGACCGTCGACTGCCCGGTGCTGGGCGAGATCGGCCGCGACCGCTGCCTTACCGAACAGAAGGAGCCGTTCCGCGCCACGTCGCGGTTCCGCGCCCACCTCTTCCACGCCTGCAAGACCTGCGCGAACGCGCGGCCGAACAATGAAGGGGTCGAGTGATGTCCAAGAGTTACGACCTTTCCGACGGTCTGTTGAACCTGCGCCGCTGGCTGCTGGAGTACGAGGGCACCGGCCTGACGCTGTCCGGCGAGGACGTGCGGGAGCTGCGCAAGCTGCTGCAGCCGCTCGCGACCAAGGCCCGCCAGATGGAGCATGAGCTGTCGCGCCATCTGTGGAACGAGCAGGCGCGCGCCGACCTGCGCCGGCTCGCCGAGCAGGAGGATGCCGTCGTCGCCGAGGCCGCGCGGCCCGGCACGAACCTGCGGCTGCTGTCGCGGACCGGCGTCCCGTTCACGGACGGGAGGCCGCGGGCATGATCGGCCAAGAGATCTCGGCACGCATCGAGCCGATCGTCCAGCAGCTCGTCGACAAGGAAGTCGCGCGGCTGATGGAGCCGGTGGTCCAGCGCCGGACGGCGGCGGCGGTCGCCGACGACGAGATCATGCAGGCCGCGCGCGCCGTGGGCGCGCTGACCGATCGGCTGCTGCAGGCGCGCTACGCCGGGCACGGCGAGATCGCGGCGCGCAAGAAGCTGTTCCTCGCCAATCTGAAGCTCGCCACCGTCATGCGCCGCCACGGGAGGCTGAAGTGACGAAGCTGTTCGAGCAGGCCGCCCAGGTCGACATCCTCGACGCTGCCGGCCGCCTGATCGCGGACCCGGAGCGGGCCGTCGTCAGCCGCGCCGCGATCGTGGCGATGGCGCAGCTCGTCGAGCACGCCTGGGAGATCTGCATCGAAGCTGACCTCCTCGCGCGGGCCGTCGCCCTGCCGGCCGACGCCGCAAGAGACCACGCGATCGCCGTCCAGGCGGACCGCGTCCGAACCCTCATGGCCGCGTTGAGCGGCGAAACCCAGGAGAAAAACGATGGAAGCAGTGATTCTTGAAGACCGCCCGACCGGCGAGACGATCGTCAACGGTCGCGCCTACATGCCCGACGCCAAGGGCAATCTCGTCCCCGTCGAGATGATCAAGGCCGAGCACAAGCTTGAAGACGAGACGGTGCGCAAGATCTTCGGCTACGCCGACGAGCTGTCGGCGCAAGTCACCCGCTTCAAGCTGCACACGTTCGACGACCTCGAAGCCTTCGAGGCGCTGCTCGCCCAGGAGTACGGCTCTGCGAAGGGCGGGGCGAAGGGCAACAAGACCTTCATGACCTTCGACGGGCTGAAGAAGGTACAGGTCCAGGTGGCCGACACGATCGATTTCGGGGCGCAGCTGCAGATCGCCAAGGGCCTGGTCGACGAATGCCTGACCGAGTGGGCCTCCGACGCCAGGCCGGAGATCCGGGCGATCGTGACGCGCGCTTTCAACACCGACAAGGAAGGCCAGATCAACCGCGCCGAGATCTTCATGCTGCTGCGCCTCGACATCGAGGACGCTCGCTGGAAGCGCGCCATGGATGCCGTCCGTGACGCCATGCGGGTCGTCGGATCGAAGATCTATGTGCGCTTCTACAAGCGCGCCGACCACAAGGCCCGCTGGGAGAGCGTCACGATCGACATGGCCAAGGCGTGAGGAGGCGGGGATGACCCTTTTCCCGACTGGCGATCGCGGGCAGCGCTACGAGGTCTCATCGACCGGCTATCCGTTAGAGGGACAGGTTTGCATCGCAGGCTGGACCGACATCCTTCCAGATGCGGAGAGGATGGCCGCAGCACTTCGGCTAGCCCCTGGTTGCACGGCCGCCTCCATTCGCGACCGGTGGGCACGTGAGCCCTCTGACCCTATCAATCTCGCCGGCTCCGGTCCGACGCCGATCGAGCCGAGGGAGGGCTGAGCGATGAAGTGCGAATGCATCAAGGCCGTTAACGAGAAGCTCGCCGCGCGCAATACCCGGCTCGCGCTGACTATCACGCTGACCCAGCAGCTTGACGATTTTCCGACCATCGCGACGGAGCAGATCGACAAGGGGCGCGGCAAGCTGAAGGCCGTCTCCATGATCCCCACGTTCTGTCCGTTTTGCGGCGTGAAGTGCCGTGAGGAGGGCTAAGAGATGCAGCTCTTCTACGACGGCGACGAGGACTATCCGGTTGAGGAATACGACGAGGTCGTCGTTATCGCGGCCGAGTTCCGCTTTCCGGCGACCATTAAGAAGGTCCTGCCCAAGATCAAGCAGGTGATCGTCGGCTTCGAGAACATTGACCCGGTGCTGGATCTGATCGTGCTGCGCAAGCAGGCCCGCGTCCCGCTCTCGGCGATCGAATTTGTCGGGAGGTCGATGTGAGCGAGCGCCGCTGCCGAGAGTGCGGCATCGACCATATCGAGCCGGGCTGGGAGATCGACGGCGAGCCGCTGTGCTGGGCTGACGACGACCTCTGCTCGCGCTGCCAGGATTTCCTGCAGGCTGCGCTCGTCCGCGATGCGCACCGATACCGGCACCTCCGCAACCGTGCCACCACCCGCGCCGCGATCGGCGATGGTGGTGTCTTCGGCGGCAAGGTGCCGGACAATCTCATTCTCGGCGGATTCGCGAGCCCGTTGGAGATCCGTCTCGGCTTCTTCCGACCCGACCTGTCCGAACGCGCGGCCGGCCTATGTGAGGAGGCGGGTGTCTGATGGCCGGGATCTGGTTCCAGGATGGCTCTGTGAGAGTTCGCTCCTACTCCTCGGCGACGAAAGGCCGGCAACGGCTGATTAGGATCGAGCTGGAGGTGGATGACCCCTACGACCTTGCCGATGTGCTTCGCCAGCTCGACGCCATGCAGGAGCCGAAGGCGAAGAAGCCCGCGAAGCCGCTGCAGATCGAAGATCAGCGGGGCCGGTCATGAACCCGACCGCTGCCATCCACGTTGCCAAGAAGCAGCTCGGGCTCGACGAGGACACCTATCGCGACCTGCTCGGCCGCGTGACTGGCAAGCGTTCAGCGAAAGACATGTCCCACGCCGAGCGCCAGGCCGTGCTGGACGAGATGCGCCGGCACGGTTTCAAGGCCGGTTCAAACGGGTCTCGAAAGCGCCTTGAGGGCCGCTTTGCAAAGAAGCTGCAGGCGTTGTGGATCGCGGGCTGGAACCTCGGCGTCGTGCGCGATCGCGACGACGCGGCGCTGATCGCGTTCGTGCGGCGCCAGACGCATATCGACCATGTGCGCTTCCTCGTTGACGCGGCCGAGGCGCGCAAGGCGGTCGAGGCGATCAAGGCCTGGCTCGCCCGCGAGGCCGGCGTCGACTGGGGCGAAGGCACCGACAAGCCGGCCTGGCTGCGCGAGCCGGGCGCGCAGATCGCCATGGCACAGTGGACGATCCTGGCGAATGCCGGCGTGGTCGACCGCTCGTTTTACGCCTTTCGCGCCTTCGTCGAGGAGCGCGCCTTTCGGCCGCTCGGCCAGATGAAGGCCGGCGAGTGGCGCGGCATCATGAACACGCTCGGCGAGCGGGTCAGGAAGGTGCGGTGATGGTCGCGTATTCCTTCAATCCGATCTTCGGCGACCAGGTGTCCGAACTGCGCAAGCTCCAGACGGTGCGCGCCGACCGGCGGCGCCACGCCGCGCCCGGCGAGCGGATCCAGCTCTACACCGGCATGCGGACGCGACATTGCCGCAAGCTTGTCGACCCGGACCCCGTCTGCAAGTCCGTTGTGCCGATCACCATTCTCCTCGTCGGGTCGCCGCACCTCGACTTCATCGGCTCCATCGTGGTGGACGGTGAGCGCCTCCATCTTGAGGAGATGGAGGCCTTCGCCAAGGCGGACGGCTTCGCGATCGAGCACGTCGGAGACTGGAAGCACCGCGCGCTCGGGATCCCCGGGTCGGCGCGCTTCAACATGGGCATGTTCTGGAAGGAACATCACGGCGACGGCGTGTTTCATGGCTGGCTCATCAGGTGGGAGCCCGCTCCGTGACGAAGCCTCCTGTCACCGTCACCGACCACGCCATCCTGCGCTGGCTGGAGCGCGAGCACGACATCGATGTCGAGGCCATCCGTGAGCACCTGGCCGGCCTGGCCGCGAACGGGGCGCGGCTGGGTGCCGCCGGCGTGAAGATCGGCAAGGTCAAGCTCGTCTTGCGCGGCTCTGTCGTCATCACGGCCTACAAAGGTATATGGCCGAGTCGGGGGGGCGGCGAGTGAATGCGCCCTCGGCCCTCTCGTTGAGCGAGCCCGGCACGTTGCCGGCCTTCGTGCGACGGGCGGCCGAGATGCTGGCGGCCGCGTCCTCGGCGGCGGAGGTGCTCGACGCGCGCGACCATGCGGCAATGGCCTATGACGCGGCCAAGCGGGCCGCCAGGCTGGCAACCGCCAAAGGAGCGCATGACGAAGTCGTCGCGGCCGTCTACCGCGCGCAGGCCGACGCGCTGGAGATCGAGAGTCTTGCGAAGCGCCGTCTTGCCGACGAATACGACGCGGCACTGGAGCGCGGCGACGTAGCCGGGCACGGCGGGCGGCGAGGCAACCAGTTTGCCAAGGTTCGCGACGGCAACCTTGCCACGGCGAGCGATGTCGGGCTCAGTCGGCCGGAGATCTTCGAGGCGCGCCGGATCCGCAATGCGGTCGAGCGCGAGCCCGGCATTATACGACGCGTGCTGGAGGACATCCTCGACGCCGGCGACGAGCCGACCAAGGCGCGGCTTCGTAAGGAACTCGGTGGACCGATCAGGAAGATCCGCGCCGCACAGCAGGCGCTGAAGAAACAGCGCCGCGCAGTCCGCGAGATCGAACTGGCAGGCAAGATCGTGGCACTGCCCGACCGGCGCTACGGGACGATCTACGCGGATCCGGAATGGCGCTTCGAGCCCTACAGCCGAGAGACCGGCATGGACCGGGCCGCCGACAACCACTACCCGACGAGCCCGACAGACGAGATCGCAGCGCGCGACGTCGCGTCGATCGCGGCCGACGATTGCGCGTTGTTCCTCTGGGCGACAGCGCCGATGCTGCCCGATGCCCTCTACGTCATGGATATGTGGGGCTTTGCCTATGTGACGCATTGCGTCTGGATCAAGGTGCGTGCCGGAGAGGCACGCGGCCCCGGCTACTGGTTCACCGGGGAACATGAATTGCTCCTCGTCGGCACGAGGGGCAACGTGCCCGCTCCGGCTCCCGGGACGCAGTTTCCGTCATTCCTGATCGCGCCGGTGACGGAGCACTCGGCGAAGCCAGAGGAATTCCTGGAACGGATCGAGGCGTATTTCCCGAACCTGCCGAAGATCGAGCTCAACCGCCGCGGCCCAGCGCGGCGCGGCTGGGATGCCTGGGGCGCCGAGGCCGCGCCGCCGGAGCCGGAGGCGTGATGCAGATGGCCCGCATCCGCCCGATCGACCCGCCGCCGCTCCTCGTCTGGAGCGAGCTGGCGGCGATCGACCGGCTGCAGGGTCAGCGTGAGGAGCTGATACGGCGGATCAAATTGCTGCCGCCGCGCTCCTTCCGCCGCGTCGAGCTGGAGGCGCGGCTACGCCTGGTGACGGCACAGCAGCTGGAACTGCAGGCGTCGATCAGGGACCGGCGATGACGCACGATCCCGACCGCTCCTGGTTCTCGCCTCTGCTCAACCGCATCGCCGACGTTGCCGGCGTGCGTGCCGCGCTGATGCTCGGCCGCGAGAAGGGGTGCCAGACGGTCTACATTCCGCGTCGTTTCGGGCCGCAGCACTGGCTGCCGAAGCTTGTGGGCGATGATGCCGCGGCCGCGCTGGCGAAGGAGTTCGGCGGCAGCAAGATCGACATTCCGCCCGCACTCGTCGGCCAGAAGCGCAAGCGCCGGGCCGCCATTGCCGAAATGACCGAGAACGGATACTCGATAGCGAGGATCACGCGCGCGCTCGGCGTCGCGAAGTCGACCGTCAAGGACCATCGCCGCAGGTTGCGCGGCGACGAGGACGACGGTCCCCAGGGCAAGCTCTTCTGACCAGTAAGGGGGCCGAAACCGGCCCCATGATCCGACGCGCCGACAAGCCCACAACATCCCCGATCCGGCCGCGTCCCGCCTCTGCGGGCCGGCCATTTCCACACCGGGGAGTTCCCAATGTTCGACGCAGAGACCCGCGCCGCCGCGGCGGCCGCCGCCGCCCGCAACGGCTGGGAGACGGCGGCTCTGCTGGCCGTGATCGAGATCGAGAGCGGCGGCAAGGTGTTCGCGATCGTCGACGGCCGCCAGGAGCCGTTGATCCGCTTCGAGGGCCACTACTTCGACAAGCGGGTGCCAGCCGCCAAGCGTCCGGCAGCGCGCGCGGCCGGCCTCGCCGACCCGAAGGCCGGCGCGGTGAAGAACCCGGCCTCGCAGGCGGCGCGGTGGACGATGCTGAACCGGGCAATCGAGATCGACGCGAACGCGGCCCTCGAATCCGTGTCGTGGGGCGTCGGCCAAGTGATGGGCTCGCATTGGGACTGGCTCGGCTATGCCAGCGTCACAGCGATGGTGAATACGGCGCGCTCCGGTGCCGCCGGCCAGATCGAGCTCATGGAGCGCTACATCGACAAGGCCGGACTTTCGAAAGCCGTGAGCCGGCGGGACTGGCCCGCCTTCGCCCGCGGCTACAACGGGCCGGACTACAAGCGCCACGGCTACGACACCAAGCTCGCATCCGCCTATCGGCGGCATGCGGGGCAGGTGTCGGGGGTGCTGCGCCTCGGCGCAAGGGGCGACGCGGTCAAGGAGCTTCAGACGCTGCTGGCCGGCGCCGGCCACGCCCTCACGGCGGACGGGGATTTCGGCCCGAAGACGGCGGCGGCGGTCCGCGCCTTCCAGAGGGCGGCCGGCCTGACGGTCGACGGCATCGCCGGCCCCGCCACCCTTTCCGCCCTTCGCAACCAGGCGTGAGGGTCCGCCGATGCTGTCTATCGTCATCCTCGTCGCCGTCGTCGGCCTCTTCGTCTCCGCCGCGCTCGCCTGGTGGTGCAGCGATCCGCGGGGCGAGTGGCCGGAGTTCATCGACTGGATGCTCGTGGGCTTCCTCGCGCTGCTATTCGTCGCGATGGGCGCACGGGAGGCCTCTGCCCACGACGCGCCCGCCGGCTGGACCTATCCGTTGTCCTGCTGCTCGAGCTTCGACTGCCGGGAGGCGCAGACGGGCGAGGTCGAGGAGCGGCCGGAGGGCTTTGTCATCGCCGGAACCGGGGAGATTGTGCCGATGACCGACCGGCGGATCCGCAATTCGCCGGACGGCAAGTTCCACTGGTGCGCGCGCCAGTCCGGCGTCGACGCCGGCTGCACCATCTGCCTGTTCGTTCCGCCCCGGGGGTTCTGATGATCGTCGCGACCTTGCTCTCCTGGCTCGTGGCGATCCTCGCGATCGTCGCGGGCATCTTCGTCGTCATTGCTGGCGGGATCTGGCACGAGTTCGCGCCGGTGGAGGATTCCCGGCCGACCATCGCCCTATGGGGTGGGGTCGGCCTGTTCGGCCTCGGCGTCCTGCTCTTCGGCGCCAATGTTTGGGAGCTCTTCCAGTGACCGGCCTCGAAACCATCCTGATCGGCGTCGCGACCAAGATCGGCGCGCCCCTGGTGAAGAAGGTCCTGCAGGACCGCGTCGGCGGCAAGGCCGGCGAAGTCGGCGGGGCGATCATCGACGCGATCGCCGGCAAGGCCGAGGTGTCGGCGCCGGAGCTGCCCGACGTACCGCAGAAGAAGCTGGAGGAGGCCGTGCGCGCCGTCGAGGCGGAAGCGCCGGAGATCATCGCCGCCTATGTCGAGCAGCAGCGCGAGCAGAACCGGTTGCAGCTCGCCGAGATGGAGACGGGCGAGACCTGGACGTGGGCGTGGCGGCCGGCCGGCATGTGGACGTTCAACGTGCTGATCGTCTGGTATGTCGCGCTGGTGCCGGTGGTGAACCTCGTCCTGCAGCTCTGCGGGGCGACGGCGAGCCTGGTTCTGATCGTCGACGTCGGCACGTTCTTCTCGCTCTACCTGACCTTCACCAGCTTCTACATGGGCGGCCACACCGCGAAGGACTTCTTCGGCAAGGCGGCCGACGTCATCAAGACCTGGAAGGCCGGCAAGTGAGGGCGACCGACGCCATGATCGAGCAGGCTGAGGCCCGCGTCGCCGACGAGGTAAATGCGGGCGTCGCGCGGATCCAGGAAAAGCTCGCCGTGCGCTCGTTGCGGCTTGTCTGCGATTGCGGCGAGGAGATCTCGCCGGCACGGCGCGCGGCCTATCCCAATGCCTGCGACTGCATCGAATGCGCGCGGCGCATTGAACGCATGAGGAGACGCGCTTGATCGACGAACTGAAATCGTGGGCGGGCTTCATCGCCATCCTCGTCTCGCTCGGCACGATCGTTTGGGCCTGGCTGACGTCGGGCGCGAAGCACACCCAGGCTGACCTCGACAAGTTCAAGCAGGCAGAGGCCGAGCGCTGGGAGAAGATCGACGAGGTCTTCACCGAACACGAGCGCCGGGTCCAGACGATCGAGAGCGAGCTGAAGCACTTGCCCAGCCAGAAGTCGGTGCATGAGCTGCAGCTGACGCTGAAAGACATGCAGGTCGAAATGGCGAAGATCGGCGCTTCGGCCGATCAGTCGGCCCGCACCGCCGCCCGCGTCGAAACCTACCTCTTGGAGCATGGCAAGTGAGCTACGCTGAACATCTCGAAGCCGACGCGCGTCTGGTCATCCTGCGCGAACTCGCCAGGCAAACCGGCGGCAGCCTGAACGAGAACATCATCGTCAAGGTTCTTGACGCGTTCGGCTACCATCGCTCGCGCGAATGGGTGCGAACCCAACTGCGCAAGCTCGACGATGTCAGCGCGGTCAGGTTGACCGAACAGGGCACAGTCATGATCGCCTCGATCACCCGCGCCGGCCTGGACCACGTCGAGCGCCGCTCCGTCCTCGAAGGCGTGGCGCGCCCATCTCCGGAGGCGTGATATGGCGAAGCGTTCCGGCCGCGGCCGCCTGTCCGGCATGGAACAGCTGCCGGAGGAGGCATCCCCGATCATCGCCGCGGCGGCCGAGGCGTTACGCGATCGCGACCGGACTCAGCTCGACATCTACGAGGAGTTCTTCAACGCGCTCAACGCGCTGAAGCGCGAGCACCGGGGCGAGCTGGAGTTCGCCATCCCGTCGTTCTCCGCTTTCAACCGCTATTCGATCAAGCTTGCGACGCTGACGCGCCGGCTGGAGGAGACGCGCGAGATCGCCGCTGCGATCTCCAAGCGCTTCGACGCGGAGGCGTCCGACGACCTCACGCTGATCGCGGCCGAGTCGATCAAGAACCTAATTTTCGAGATGATCATCGCCAAAGGCGAGGCCGGCATCGACCCAAAAGGCGCGATGAACCTCGCCAACGCGCTGCGCGCCGCAGCACAGGCGCAGGGCGTGTCCACCGCGCGGCGGATAAAGGTCGAGAAGGAATTCGAGGAGGGCGTGGAGGCGGCCGTCGAGACTGTCGTGCGCGAGAAGGGCATGACGGCCGAGACCGCCGAGGCGATCAAGGCGAAGATCCTGGGCGTGAGGAAGACGTGATGCCCCGGCTTGAGCCGATCAGGGACTGGTTCGACCCGTGGAGTTCGCGGCGCTTCCTGCCGACCGCGGAAGAGGTTTGCGCGCAGGAGGAAGAGCGGGAGCGCCGACGGGTCGAGCGTCACAACCGAAAAATCGCGAAGAAGCTGGCAGCCGAGGCAGCGGAGCAGTCTTTGGCGCGTGAGGCAAAGGAATGACCGCCCCGATCAGCCAGGCCGACTGGGAGAAGTTCCGGCGCGAATCGATCGAGATCATGCCGGAGCTGGCCGAGAAGCTCGGCCTGCCCGAAGTCCTCTTGCCATATCAGTCGAAGGCGGTCGGCCTCATCGACTCGACCGCCATGCGCGTGCTCTTCATCGAGAAGAGCCGCCGCATCGGACTGACATGGGGGCTCGCTTCCTATGCGGTATTGCGCGCCGGGCGGAAGAAGAGCGCCCGAGGCATGGACGTGCTCTACATCTCCTACAAGCAGGAGATCGCCAAGGAATTCGTCGACGTTTGCGGCATGTGGGCGCGCGCTTTCGCGGTCGCGGCCGCCGAAGTCGACGAGGTGCTGTTCGACGACGTCGATCTTGATCACCCCGAGGACACCCGCCAGATCCAGGCGTTCAGGATCCGTTTCGCGTCGGGCTTCCAGATCCTTGCCCTCTCGTCGGCGCCGCGCTCCCTGCGCGGCCAGCAGGGTGACGTCATCATCGACGAAGCCGCCTTCGTCGACAGCCTCAAGGAGCTGATGAAGGCCGCGATCGCCATGCGCATGTGGGGAGGCAAGGTCATCGTCTGCTCGACGCATGACGGCGTCGACAACCCGTTCAACGAATACATCAAGGACATTCTTGGCGGGAAGTCGAAGTATCAGCACATGAAGGTCGACCTCGACCAGGCGATCCTCGACGGGCTGTTCAAGCGCATGTGCCTGGTCAACGGCGAGGAATGGACGCCCGCCGGCGAAGCGCAATGGCGGCAGGAGATCATCGAAGACTATGGCGACGGCGCCGACGAGGAGCTGTTCTGCATCCCGGCGATGGGGTCCGGCGCCTGGCTCACCGCGCCGCTGATCGAAGCGCGCATGACGCTCGACCCGGAAGAGGCGCCGATCGTCCGCATCGAGTTGCCGGGCGACTTCCTGCACCGGCCGAAGCTGGAGCGCGACCATCTGATGGCGCCTCACCTGGATGCGGTGAAGCGCGCCTTGGAGAAGCTCGATCCGGGCCAGATGCACGCCTTCGGCTACGATCCGGCGCGTAAGGTCGACCCTGCCATCATCCACCTTTTCGCGATCGACAAGATGTTGCGCCGGCGATCCGCGCTCACGGTCGAGATGCGCAACGTCCCCTTCGCCGAGCAAAAGGAGATCGCCAGCCTCATCCTGAAGGGTGCACCTCGGCTGCTTGGAGCGGCGGTCGACGCGACCGGCATGGGCATGAACCTGGCCGAAGATCTCGGCCGCGAGTTCGGCTTGCGCGAGGATCTGGAAGGCTCCGGCCTGGTCTGGGCGATCAAGCTCTCGGTGAACTGGTACAACGAGAACATGCCGCCGGTGAAAACGGCGTTCGAAGACGGTACGATCCTGCTGGCCAAGGATCCGGAGCACCTGTCCGATCTGCGCCTGGTCAAGATCATCCGCGGCGTTCCCCAGGTGCCGGCGGAGCGCGATGGCGTGGCAGGCAAGAAGCGTCACGGCGACTTCGCCGTGGCGGCGGCGCTCGCACACTTCGCCAGCCGGATGCAGTGGTACGAATACGGCTACACGCCCGCTTTAGCCACCGATCAACGGCGGTCCGAGGGCGGGTTCTGGACGCCGGACCATGGCGACGACTTCGTGCACCGCGATCCGTTCCGCGGCCCGCTGGGGACGCGTATTCGGGGAGAGATCTGATGGCCAGCCGCAAATCCCCGATCCTCGACCAGTTCGGCCGGCCGATCGAGCACGAGCTTTTGACGCAGGAGATCGCGGCGCCGACGATCGGTGGCGTGCGGACGCCTCTGACCGGCTACCCGGCCGACGGGCTGAACCCTGTCCGACTCGCCACCATCCTGCGCGAGGCTGACGCCGGCGACCCGGTCCGCTACATGGAGCTGGCGCAGACGGTCGAGGAGCGCGACCTGCACTATGTCGGCGTGCTCGGCACCCGCAAGCGCTCGGTCAGCCAGCTCGATATCACGGTGGAACCAGCTTCGGATTCGGCTGCGCACCAGAAGCATGCCGACGCCGTCTCCGAATGGCTGAAGCGCGACGAGCTGCAGGACGAGATGTTCGATCTCGGCGACGCGGTCGGCAAGGGCTATGCGTTCTCGGAGATCGTCTGGGATACGTCAGAGGGGCAGTGGCAGCCGGCGCGGCTGGAATGGCGCGACCAGCGCTGGTTTCGCTTCGACCGGCACGACCTGACGACACCACTGCTCGTGGGCGAGCACGGCCAGGAGCAGCCACTGCCGGCATTCAAGTTCATCCGCCCGGTGATCAAGGCGAAGTCCGGCCTGCCTCTACGCTCGGGCCTGGCGCGCATCGTCGCGTGGGCATGGATGTTCAAGGCCTTCACCAACCGCGACTGGGCGATCTTCACCCAGACCTATGGCCAGCCGGTTCGCATCGGCAAATATGGGCCAGGAGCCACCCAGGCGGACCGCGACACGCTGTTCCGCGCCGTGGCCAACATCGCCGGCGACTGCGCCGCGATCATCCCTGATGGAATGACGATCGACTTCATCGAGTCGAAATCGGTGGGCGCGTCGTCCGCACTCTACCTTGAGCGCACCGACCATCTCGATCAGCAGGTATCGAAGGCCGTGCTCGGCCAGACCGCCACGACCGATTCGGTCACCGGCGGACTGGGCTCCGGTAAGGAACACCGACAGGTCCAGGAGGACATCGAACGGGCCGACGCCAAGTCGCAATCGGCCGCGATCAACCGCGACCTGATCCGGGCATGGATCCAACTCGAGTATGACGATCATGGCGGCAAGTTCCCGCGCCTGAAGATCGGTCGTTCCGAAGAGGCGGATGTCGGCGTGACCGTCGACTCCGTCTCGAAGCTGGTGCCGCTGGGCCTGAAGGTCGGCCAACGGCAGATGCGCGAGGTGATCGGGCTCGGTGCGCCGGCCGAGGACGACGAATTGCTGGCGTCCGCGCAGGCGAAGAGCGACTTGGGCGAGGACGCGCCCGTCCGCGGGACGAAGGGCGAGCCGGCGAAGGCGAAGGACACGCCCTCTGGTAAGGCGGACGAGACTGAGGAAGCGCTGCACCAGGAGGGGCATCATGCGGGGCCGCTGCCCGACGAAATCATCGGCGATGCGGCGATCGTTCTGGGCGGCCCGTCCGTCGGCGACCTGGTGGCGAAGATGCGCGGCATCGTCGCCTCGGCCGGCAGCCTGGAGGAAGCGCAAGCGGCATTGGAGCGGGCGGCGGCGGCGCAGCAGACACCGGCCAACCTGACGGCCGCGATGCGGCAGGCGATGCTGCTCGCCTGGCTCTCCGGCGAGGCGGCGGAGGCGGACCGGGCTGGCGATGACGACTGAGGTTCGCTTCGAGGAGGCGATCGCCTTCCTGCGCCGGCGGCTCGAACTGCCGGCCGATCGCTGGCTCGAGGTGGTGCGCCAGATCGATGCCGCTGCCAGCGACCGCTCCGCCGGCATGACAGACTCGCTGGTGACGGACATTCTCGCCGAAGTTCTGAAGGCGATCGAGGACGGCTCGACCTTCGACGGCTTCCTGGACGGCTGGATCGAGGCGACGCGTCGGCACGGCTGGACGGCGGGCGACGACTTCGAGAGTGCCTACCGGGCGCGGCTCGCCTTCCGCCTCATGACGAGCCAGGCCTATGCTGCCGGTCGCTGGCAGCAGATCCAGCGGCTGAAACGGGTGCGGCCCTATCTCCGCTACGTCCATGTCGACCCGGAGCTGACTCAACCCGGTAGCCGGCACGAGCACGCCGCCTGGCACGGCATCATCCTGCCGGTCGACCACGAATGGTGGCTGACGCACTATCCGCCCAACGGCTGGAACTGCCGCTGCTACGTCCAGTCGCTGTCCGAGCGCGATCTCGGCCGCTATGGCTGGCGCGTGTCGGAGGAGGCTCCGCCCGACATCACCGTCATCCAGTTCGTCCGCGGCGTCCCGGTGGAAACGCCGGCTGGGATCGATCCCGGTTTCGCCTTCAATGTCGGTGTGGCAGGGCTGCGCCTGGCAGCCTGATCAGAGGTGGTAGTAGTAGATGCCAAAGGCGATCGGCCCGATCAGCAGGGCAGCGATCGCGGCGACCCGGATGGCGATCGCCAGGCGGATGCGAAAACGCCGCCAGGGCGTCTGGTCGGCCATAAACCGAATCCATTCGTCCCGCTCGGCATTTTCGTAGGCGATGTCCGTCTTCCATCCCATATTGCGATCTAGCAGGATCGATTGTGGCGCGGATTGGGCGTCGGAGGCTCCGGTAAGCCACCGTGAGGTGCGGAGGCCATTCACCGCCGTTCAAAACCGGTTTAACGTGCCCGATGCCGCCTACTCGTCGTCTCCCGGGTCATCATCCAGGGAGAACAGCCTATCATACACCGACACGATGGCTTCGTCGGTAAGATCGGCATCATACTCCTCAATCGCAAAGCTGATTAATTTGCGAACCGGCTCGCGCAAATTGGTTGCGTGAACGTCGAACGCTATTGTTCCCTGTGAGAGGCCGAGCGTGGGGAGCAGGAACATCGAGCCCTCAAAATCCGAGCCCGACCTGAAATCCTGGCATTTCAATGTAGCTTCATCCGTTGGCGGATGCGGCCGGTCCAGCCAGTAAAAGGCGGTGGGATCACGTTCTTCCTCGTGCCAATCGGCCATATCCAATCGGCGGGTCAGATGGCTGAGATCAATCTGGGACCAGCCTCCGCGGGGCGCCTTTGGCGGCTTTGGCAGCGTGCTCAGGAGCGACTGAATGACCTGCTCGGGCTCATCGACCAGCATCGCGCCGACCGAGCTGATCCTTACGATGAGGTTCGAAGCCGGCTGTCCGCTTTCGTTGCGAAGTACGTAGTCGATGGAAACGAACCGCGCTGCCTTATTCAGCAGTTCGGGAATGTGGTCGACAAAGGAAGTCACACGCTTCACGAAGGCATCGTACCTAGAACGATAATCGTCGATGGCCGATTGATCAGGGCGGTTCCAGGCTAGAGCACTGGTCAAAGACCCCATTGGTGCAAAACTCGTTCGCGGATGTAGGCCCAGGAATCGCCTCACAAACGCATCGGAGTCCCCGGCATCAAGCGGCTGGACGCGCGGTACGCGGAACACGATGGGCTCGTCCGGCAGCGCCAGGGTCACAGTTGGATGGCGCTCCGCGAGTGCCTTTCGAAGTCTATCGATCTCGATCTGTTGTGCCGTCTTGTCCTCCGGCAAGAGCCAGTCCTCCGCCGGCTCCAAGACCACACCGCCATAGTATCTCGCATTTATGCGGGGCGTGCGGTCATGCGTGAAGACGATTGAACCGGAATCGCTCAGCGCGGTGGCGACGAGCAGATCGTCCGTCTTGTGAGGGGTCAGATCGGGAAAGGCAGACCAGTCGACCTGTCGCGAGCGTTCGACAACCAGGACGATCTCTGGATTACTCTGACGCAAAACAAGGCTCATGGGATTGTTGCGCGTGGCTTCGTCGATCAGCTTCAGAGCTGTTCTGGATCGATTCCGAAGACGGTCCTGTTGTCCGATCTTCATGGTCTCAAGCTCTTTTACGATCGCAGGTATGACTATGAGCCTGACCGAAGACACCCCCGGAAAGGCGCTTCGCCATGGTATGTCTTTGAGGTCACGAAGCTGCACGAATGCGTTTGCGTCCAGGTAGAGTCTGGCTATCTGGATTGGCGGCTCAATCGCGCCTAGATCTGCTTGTGTCGTGTCCATGGTCGAGCGTCCCTTTGGAAGGGATATCGCGAGTTCGCGTCGCAGACCAGCCCGCCTTGACCCTGTGCACCGTCTCGTGACAGCCTGATGCTGGCGCAGGTTGCGCCGGCCTGCGCCGGCGTCCGATAGCCAAGGCGACCGACGCTGGATGGCCGAATTCGGCCACCCGACTGACATGCCCGCCGCTGGCTAGATGCGGCAATGCTTCGCCCCGCCACTTTCACCTCGCTTCACTCGGCCGCCGACACGGGCGACCTGGCGCTGTGCGCCGCGTTCCCGCTGCCCGCCTTCGAGGACGACAAGGTCCCGGAGTGGATCAACCTGCTTCCCGCCGGTGCGATCATCACGACCGTGGACGGGCGCGGCCCCTACAAGGTTCCCAGCGCCGCCGAGGTGGTTCGGGCCAGTCTGCAGCAGGCGGCCGGACCGATGGTCCTCGACGAGAACCACGCGACGGATATCGCCGCAGCCAGGGGGGAGTCGGCGCCGGCGCGGGGCTGGATCGTCGCGCTCGACGCTCGCCCGGACGGCATCTGGGGCAAAGTCGACTGGACCAAGAGCGGCCTCGAACTGATGGCTGACAAGGCCTACCGCTACATCTCCCCGGTCATCACCCACCTGAAGGACGGAACCGTCCTCGAGATCCGGCGCGCCTCGCTGGTCAACAAGCCCAATCTGCGCGGCCTCGCCGCGCTTCACCAGGAGAACACCATGGACCTTCTCGCCAAGCTGCTCGCCGCGCTGGGCCTTCCCGCGACCACGACGGAAGAGGCGGTCATCGCCGCCGTCACCACGATGCATGCCCAGCAGACCGCGGCGTCGACCGCGCTGCAGGCTGCGCTCGATCCGATCGCCACTGCGGTCGGGCTTCAGGCCGGTGCCGACGCCACCGCCGTACTCGCCGGCGTCCAGCAGGTGACGGCGAAGGGCAACGACAATGTCGTGGTCGCCCTGCAGGCGGAGATCGCGACGCTTGCCAGCCAGGTGAAGACGCTGACCGAGACCGGGTCGAAGGAGCGGGCGACCGTCTATGTCGACGGCGAGATCAAGCGCGGGCGCGCCGGGCTGAAGCCGCTGCGCGACCATTACATCGCCATGCACATGGCGGACCCGGCCCGTGTCGAGAAGGAGATCGGCGCGATGATCGTGCTCGGCCCGTCCGGCGCTCGTGTCGATCCGCCGGCCCCCGTCAACGGCGAGATCTCGCTCAATGCGGAGCAACGCGCCACGGCGAAGATGCTGGGCATCGACGAGAAGGCCTATGCCGAAACCCTGAAGGCCGAGCGCGAGGCCGCGCTCTAACCCGCAACTCGAGAGGAACCGACTATGGCTCTTTCCGCCGACCGCAACACCGCCCGCGCCGCCGGGGACGTCCTCGTCCAGGGCATGGCCGCATCCGTGCTCGTCTATGCCGGCGCGCTCGTCATGCGCAACGCCGCCGGCTACCTGACCAAGGGCGCGACCGCGACGGGATCGGTCGGCGTCGGCCGGGCCGAGGAGCGCAAGACCGGCGGGGCAAACGCCGGCGACGAGAAGCTCAAGGTCCGTCCCGGGAGCTACTGGTTCAAGAACTCCACCTCGACCGACGCGATCACCGTCGCGGAGATCGGCGACGTCTGCTTCATCGTCGACGACGAGCAGGTCGCCAAGACCAACGGCACCAACACACGCTCTCCGGCCGGCTTCGTCGAGGACGTCGACGCCACGAAGGGCGTCCTGGTGCGCTTCGACGAAGTGCTGACCCGCAGCTACGTCGAGGGCATCGCCAACCCGGCCTGACCTTTCCCGCCACAACGCAACAGGACACTGCCATGCTCGTCAACGCAGCCAATCTCGATACCCTCCGCGTCGGGTTCAAGACGTCTTTCCAGGGCGGCCTGTCGCAGGCCTCCACCATGCACCTGCGGGTGTCGACCGTCGTTCCGGCTTCGACCAAGAGTCAGAAATACGGCTGGCTTGGCAAGATCCCCAACGTGCGCGAGTGGATCGGCCCGCGCGCCGTGCAGAACCTGTCGCAGCACGACTACACGATCACCGAGAAGCCCTGGGAGCTGACGATCGGCGTCGACCGGGACGACATCGAAACGGACAATCTCGGCATTTACACGCCGATGTTCAAGGAGATGGGCCAGTCCACCGGGGCCAAGTGGGACCTGCTGGTCTACGACTTCCTGAAGTCCGGCTTCTCGACGGTCTGCTACGACGGCCAATACTTCTTCGACACCGACCACCCGGTGCTCGACGCCGACGGTGTCGCCCAGTCGGTCGCCAACACCGATGGCGGTGCGGGCACGCCCTGGTTCCTGATCGACGCATCCAGGGCGCTGAAGCCGGTCATTCTGCAGAAGCGCCGCGACTTCCAATTCCAGGCGATGGACAATCTGACCGACCAGAACGTCTTCATGAACAAGGAATTTCTCTACGGCGCCGACGCGCGGGCCAATGTCGGCTTCGGCTTCTGGCAGTTCGCCTGGGGCTCGAAACAGACGCTCAACGCCGCCAACTACGCAATCGGCCGCGCCGCCATCTCCGGCATGAAGGGCGACCACGGCCGCCCGCTCGGCCTGATGCCGAACCTTCTGATTGTGCCGCCGTCGCTCGAAAGCGCAGGGCGCAAGATCCTCAACTCGGAAAATGGCTCTGGCGGCGAGACCAACGAGTGGAAGGGCACGGCCGAACTGCTTGTCTGCCCTTGGCTGGCCTGACGCATTCGGCGGCCGGTGCCCCTGGCCGCCGATCTACCCGCCGGCAGGGTATCACCGGCGGGTCTTTCGAAGGTCCCCATGTTCAACCTGGAGAGTTACTCATGAAGCTTATGGGTCTTTGCTTAGCCCTCGCGTCCGGCATCCTTGCCGTGTCGCTCGCCGTTGCCGCGCCAAGCCTGGCCATGGGCAATCGGATGGTCATCACCTCTTCCGCGCTGGAGCCGGCGCAGCTCTTCTCTCTCGACGTGACTTTTGTCCTGGGCGCCATCGCAGCCGTTGCCGTTGTCGTACTGGTAAAGGTGGGCGTGCCTGTCCGCATCGCCTTCCGCACCGGCAGGCGCTGGGTCTCGCGCTGTCTCGGGCGTGTGTCCGACCTGTTCATTCCGCGTCCGCTTCCATCGCCGAGTTGAGGGGGCGGCGATGTAGGACTGATCCGCCGGGAGCGATCCCGGCGGGTCTTTCGAAGGACGGCCCGCGCGGCCCTCCTCCCAAAGACCCGGAGACAGACATGGCGAAAGCATCAAAGCCGACTCGAGCGGTCAAAGTTCCCGATGGCGCAGCCGTGGCGGAAGCCGCGGTGGGCAAGAGTCCGGTCGACGCGGGCGGCGCGCAGCCCGACCCGGCCTTGGCCGAGGAGCGTGTGTCCTCCTCGGTGACCAATACTCAGGGGAAGCCGCCTCGCCCCGACGAGCAAGATGGGAGCGCCGAGGCGAGACCCATCCAGGCGGACACCGGGGCGGGAGACCCGGACACGAATACCCCGAGGGGGAGCTCTGGCACGGCTCGCGAGGCCTCCAGCACCGATGGCGGGACGACGGCGGAAACGCCGAGCGTAGGGACACAGTCCGGCTCCCCGAACGGGATGTTTGAAGAGGCGATGGAAGAGGCGAGGGCGATGTATCCTTGCTTCTTCACGGCGTCCGAGACCTGGAAGGCGGCTCATCCCGGCACCCTTCCGACGATCGTTCGGATATCGTCAAAGATCGAGGGCTTCCGCCGAGCCGATCTCGCGCATTCCAAGGCGCCCGTCGACCATTCGATCTTCGACTTCGACCCGGATCGGCTTGAGCGGCTGCTCGCCGAGCCGAACCTGAGGGTGGAGTTCGCGTGAGCTACAGCACCCAGGCGCAGCTCGTCGAGCGCTACTCGGAGAAGATGCTAATCGACATCTCCGACCGCGGCGAGACGCCGACCGGCGAGATCGACGCGGCGCTGATCGCGCGCGCGATCGCCGATGCAGATGCGCTGATCGACGGCTACCTGAAGGTGCGCTACGCGCTGCCGCTGGCCGACGTGCCGGACCTGGTGCGCGACCTGTCCCTCGCCATCTCGATCTACAAGGCGCATGCGCACGTCGCAGCCGAGAAGATCACGGCCGACTACAAGGATGCACTCAAGACGCTTGAGCAGATCGCGCGCGGCCTGATCCAGCTTGACGTCGAAGGGGTGGAGCCGGCGCCGTCGGGCGCGGCCGAGGTGCGCACCAATCAGCCCGAGCGGCCGCTCTCCGCGGCGACGATGAAGGGCTATATCTGATGACTGGCGTGCGCTTCGAGCTCAAGGGCAGTGACGCGGTGCTGGCCGCGCTGGCCGACACGCTCAGCAAGACTGACGACAAGCGCGGCCTGTTCGACGCGATCGGCGCGGCGCTCGCCTCTTCCACCCAGGCTCGCTTCGAAACCGAGACCGATCCGGAGGGCTCGCCCTGGCCGGACTCGTTGCGGAAGCTGGTCAATGGCGGCCGGACACTGACGGACAGTGCCCGCCTCGTGCAGTCGCTGACGCATGAGGCCACTGAGGAGTCCGTCGCGGTCGGCACCAACGTCATCTATGCCGCCATCCATCAGTTCGGCGGCACCATCAAGGCCAAGACCTCGTCAGGTTTACGCTTCCGCGGGCCGGGCAATGGCGGCTGGGTCACCAAGCAGTCGGTCGAGATGCCGCGCCGCACCTTCCTCGGCCTCGATGACGACGACGAGGCGGAGATCGGCCATCTCGCCGCCGAATGGCTGGGCGCGGACGACGACAGCGGAGGCGGCGATGCTCGTCTCTGATCTAGTTACCCGGATCGCCGGAGAAATCGACGCGCTCGACGACCGGGTCCAGGGCGCGGCCGAGCTGTCCGAACTGGTCAGGCGCAAGGCGCTGCCGCAGGCCTCGCCCTTCGCCTTCGTCCTGCCGAACGGTCTCATCGCGCGCAACCAGGGGGACGCGGGCGCCGCCGCCTTTACGCAGATGGTCGACGAGGTGTTCGCCGTCGTCCTCTTCGTCCGCGCTTCCGGCGACGTCACCGGCGCCAAGGCGCTGCCGACCATCGACGCGCTGATCTGGGCCGTAATCGAAGCCGTGTGCGGCTGGGGGCCGGACGACGCGATCGGCGTCTTTCATATGCGCCGCGGCCAGCTGCTCTCGGCGGAGGCCGGCGCCGTCATCTACCAGCTCGATTTCGGGCTGCAGCAACAGGTGAGGATCATCTCATGACCGAGACCCGCGTTCGCAAGATCCGTCCGCCGATGCCGGCGGAGGGCGGCAGCTATTCGCGCCAGGCGGACGGCGCGCTCGAGCTCGTCGAGCGGACGGCTCTGCCCGAGCCCGGCAGTGTCGCCGCAACGGCCGCCGAGCCGCTGGAAGCCGCGCCGCAGGATCCGCCGGCTGGCAAGTCCGCACGGCGCGTGAAGGAGGGTTGAAATGCCGATCAAGTGGAAGTCGAAGATCCTCCTGTTCAAGATTGAAAGCGTCTACGGCACCGATCCGACGCCCACCGGCGCGGCCAACGCAATCCTCGCCACCAACATCGTCTTCTCGCCGATGGAAGGCCAGGACGTGTCGCGAGAGCTGGAGCTGCCGTGGCTTGCCGCCCAGGCGACGATCCCGGCCGGCCTGCATTGCCGGATGACGTTCCGGGTGGAGATGGTGCCGTCCGGCACGCCGGGCGTGGCGCCCGCCTGGGGGCCGCTGCTAAGGGCCTGCCGGGCGGCGCAGGCGATCGTCGCGGATACGTCGGTCGCCTATAACGGGATCAGCGACAACCACGAGAGCGTCTGCGGTCATTTCTGGGTCGGCTCGACGCGCTACGTGATGAAGGGCACGCGCGGCAACGTGGTGATGCGCTTCACCGCGCAGGGGATTCCTTATCTGGAATTCAACGTCGTCGGTCTGTTCTCGCTGCCGTCCGAACAGGCCCGCCCGACGCCGACGCTCACCGCCTTCCTCAAGCCCGACCTGGTCACCAACGCCAAGACGACGTTCGAACTCGATTCCATTCCGCTGGTGATGCGCAGCTTCTCGCTCGACCTCGGCAACCAGGTCGAGACGCGATTCCTCGTCGGATCCGAGGGCGTGCTCATCACGGACGCGGCCGAGACCGTGGCCATGCAGGTCGAGGCGGTGCCGCTTTCGACCTTCGATCCCTATGCCGCGGCGGCGAACCAGGACGAGGTGCCGATCGTGATCACTCACGGAACGGTCGCCGGCCGGACCGCCACGCTCGAGATCGACGGCGCGCAGATCCAGCGGCCCTCCGGCTTCGAGAACCAGCAGAACATCCTGGAATGGCCGCTGCGCGCGGTGCCCTTGCCGTCGGCCGGCAACGACCAGTGGGTGCTGACGCTGACTTGATTTCGCTCACGGCCGAGCGCGCCTGCGGCGCCGGCCTCCGCGCAGGCGCGACAAAGGCCGCGACGGCCGGTCGGCCTACCGAAAAGGACAGAAAGGAGATCCCGTGTTCAATGTTGACGAGGAACCGACGTTCACCGGCACCGCAAAACTGCCGCCCAGCGTCGGCAAGGAGCCGGAGACCTTCACCGCCGACTTCCGCGCACTGCCGATCGACACGTTCTCGGCGTTCGACTTCTCGAACCCCGACGACGTGAAAGCGATGCTCGAGCAGTCGATCTTCAATCTAGGCGACATCATCGACGCGAAGAAGCAGCCGGTCCCCTACAGCGAGGAGCTGCGCGCGAGGCTGCTCAACAATCCGATCACCCGCGCAGCGCTGTTTCGCGCCTATGTCGAGACGATCGGCGTGGCGTCACGGGGAAACTGATCGCGGCCGCGCAGGCCTGGGCGGCCGGCGGCCTGATCGACGACATCGCCCAGCCAGAGCCGGAAGCCGTGCTCGACGCACGCCGCTGGAAACTGCCCGCGGAAGAGATCGCAGCGTTGCGACTTCATCTTGCCGGCCGCCGCGAGGGCGAGTTCGCCGGCGTCTGGCCGGACAATGTGGGCGCAGTGACCGCGTTCCTGCTGGCCGCCTCACAATGGCGCACATCGATCAGAATGGATGAAAGGAGGCTGCGCACAGTGTTCGTCGGGCTCGACTATTCGGGGGCAAAGGTCGCGATCGACGCCGCCGGCATTGTCCTCTCCGGTCCGACCTTCGCCGGCCTGCAGGTGATGGAGATGGCCGCGCGCGACGCCCTCAACGGCGAGGCAATGTCATGACCTTGCGCATGTCCCTCGTTATCGACGGAGAAGTGTCGGGCGCTCGCCGCGCTGTGCGCGAGACGAAGGACGACATCGTCGATCTCGGCAAGACGGCCGAAGAGACCAACAAGAAGCTCGCGCCAGGCAGCACGATCGACTGGGGGCCGAAGGCTGCGGACAGCCTGAAGAAGATCAAGGACGATGCGCCGGGCGCGGCCGACGCCCTGGCCGATGTCGGCGAGGCCAGCCGCGATGCGAAGCCGGAGATCGACGCTGTCGGATCGGCGGCGGCGGGCGCTGCGCCGAAGTTCTCCAACCTCAAGACATTGGCCGCCGGCGCTCTGGCGGGTTTTGCGACCGGTCTTGGCGCCGCTGCGATCGCGGCAGGTCTGTCGGCGGCCGCGGGTGCCGCCGGCGAACTGGCGGCCGAGATATTGTCGAACACGCCGATGATCGAGCGGGACCTCAAGTCCCACGAGCAGCTCGTCCGCAACATCAAGGGCGCCTATGCGGAGGCCGAGGGCGCCGCCTCGTCCTACGGCAAGAATTCCACCTCGCTGCTACGCTTCCAGGCGCAGCAGGACATCACCAGGCTGGAGCGCGACCTTGAGGCGGCGCTGGCTGACGCCCAGCGCGGTGCGCTGCATCCGGCTGCGGATCCGCATGGGGGGACGCGTGCTTCGGGTGCCGCGTACGACCTCATCGCGCAGTTTCGCCAAGAGCTCCAGGAAGGCAAGGCCGATGTCATCGAATTCCGCAACGAGCTCGGCAAGATCGGCGAAAGCCTTCCGGCCGGAGATTCGCAACGCGGGCTGATCGAGCAGATCGTCGGGCAGACCGAAACGGCGGCGCAGCTGCAGTCGGAACTGGAGCGCGCCCGCGACCTGCTGCAGGGTCTCCAAGGCGACGCGGACGCTGCGGCGACGGCGCTCGGCGGCTCGGCCGATAAGTATCGCGGGCTGGGCGAAGCCAGCGGCGCTGCCGCTCCGCCCCTCGGCGAAGCGGCCGGCGGGATCCGGGCGGGCGGCGACGCCGCAGCGGCCGCCAATCCGCACCTCGCCGAGACGGAGCGGCTGCTGCGCGCCATCGCCGGTCTGCCGAGCCCGGCGCGCCAGGCGGTCACGCCGGTGACGGCTGGCCGCGCCTTCGCCGCGGGCGGCTACACCGGCGACGGACCGGCCAGCGAGGTCGCCGGCTTCGTACACGGCAGGGAATTCGTGTTCGACGCGGCGTCGACCGCCGCGATCGGCGTCGGCAATCTGGAGGCGATCCGGCGCGGCGTGCGTGGCTATGCAGCCGGCGGTTATGTAGGTTCCACCTCCGCCGGCACCGGGGCGAGTTGGCTCGGGATCGGCTGGGGCGGCCTGAGCCTGGACGACCTGGAGGACGCGCTCCAGGACCTGCGCGGCGCTGCGATCGGCCTCGCCAAGGCGTTGCTGTCGGGCGAAGATCCGATGGAGGCCCTCGCACAGGCGGCGCTGTCGCTGGCGGACAAGCTGGCGAACGCGGCGCTGAACGAGTTCGGCGACTATCTGTTCGGCAAGGCCGGAGAAGGCCTGAGCGGCATTTTCGGCAACGCGCTGAGCTGGCTGTTCGGCGGCAATGTGACCGCCGGCCTCTGGCACTCCGGCGGCACGATCGGCGCCGCTCCCGCCGCGTCCCGGTCGGTGCCGGCGTCGCTGTTCGCCGCCGCGCCGCGCCTGCATGGCGGCGGCATGATCCGGGCGGGAGAGAGGCCGGCCATCCTGATGGAAGGAGAGGAGGTCGGCTGGCCCGATCAGCTCGCCCGCAAATATGGCGGCGACCGCGGGGGACAGACGGTCAACAATTTCTATGTCGAGACACCGACGCCGCGCGCCTTCGCCGAAAGCCGCGCCACCGTCGCCCGCGGCGCCTCCCGCCTCGTCAACCGGCTGGGGCGCTACTCATGATGGCGCTCACGGGCCGCACCGCTCGCGTTGCTCGCTGGCCCTCCGCGGGGGCGGCGAACGATCGCCGGCGCGCGGTCGCGCGCTTGCCGCACCGCTTTTGCAGGCCGCAAGCGCGGCCCGGCCGTCGTCGGCCGCCTCGTCCGGAGCGCAGGCCCGAAGGCCCGCTCGCGCGTGAGGACAAATCATGACAACCGCCTTCATGGACGACGCGATCTTTCCGCTCCATGTCAGCCTAGGCTCGCCTGGCGGTCCTGACTGGCCGGCCGAGATCGTCGAGCTCGCCTCGGGCCGCGAGGAGCGCAATACGTCCTGGTCGGCGCCGTTGAGGACGTACGATGCGCGCTTCGGCGTGCGCACGCCGGCGGAGCTCTACGAGGTCCTGTCGCTCTATCACGTGGCGCTCGGCCGCTTGCGCGGATTCCGCTTCCGCGACTGGACCGATTATCGCTCCGGCGCGCCGAACCAGCAGCCGACGGCCACGGACCAGGCGCTGGGCATCGGCGACGGTGCGACCACTGTCTTCCAGCTCGTCAAGCGCTACGGCTTCGCGGGCGAGTATTTCGACAGGCGCATCACCCGGCCCTACGGCACGCTGCTGATCGCGGTCGACGGGGCGCCGATGGTCTCGGGCTGGTCGCTCGACGTCACGACCGGCACCGTGACGTTCGACGATCCCCCGGCCGACGAGGCCGTGCTGACATGGGGCGGCCAGTTCCATGTGCCGGTGCGGTTCGACTGCAAGCTCGACCAGATCTCGCTGCGCTCTGCCGCGATCGGCGACATTCCGTCGATCTTCCTGAAGGAGCTGAGGGAATGAAAACGCTTCCGTCCGGCCTTGCCGCGTCGGTGGCCTCCGGCGTCACGACGTTGTGCACCTGCTTTCGTGTGACTCGGCGCGACGGCGCGGTGTTCGGCTTCACCGACCACGACCGCGCTTTGGCGTTCGAAGGCGTCGATTTCGAACCCGGCACCGGGTTCACCGGCTCCGACGTGTCGGCATCCATCGGCCTCGCCGTCGACACGATGGAGGTGGACGGCGCGCTGTCCTCGGACGCGATCACCGAGGACGATCTGGCGGCAAAGCGCTGGGACGGCGCGGCGGTGACCGTGTGGCGGGTCGACTGGAGCGACGTTTCCGATCGCGTCGTTGTCCTCTCCGGCACGCTCGGCGAGATCGAGCGCGGGCCGGTCGCACACCACACCGAGCTGCGCAGCCTGGCGCATGCCCTCAACCAGCCGACCGGCCGGATCTACGGCGCCACCTGCGACGCAGACCTGGGCGACAGCCGCTGCGGCGTCGACCTTGGCGCGCCGGCCTATTCCGACACGGGCTCGGTGGCGTCGAGCTCGTCCAGGAATGCGTTCACGACGGCCGGACTGGGTTCCTTTGCCGCCGATTGGTGCCGGCGCGGCAAGCTGACTTGGACAAGCGGGGCGAATGAGGGGCTGATCGTCGAGGTCAAGCGGCATCTGACGCTCTCCGGCGCGCGCGCGATCGAGCTCTCGGAGGAAATGCCGTTCGATATCGAGGCCGGAGACGGCTTCGCGATCGAGGCCGGCTGCGACAAGACGATCGCCACCTGCGCCGCCAAGTTCGACAACGTCGTCAACTTCCGCGGCTACCCGCACATGCCAGGCAACGACTGGATCATGTCCTATCCCAACCGGGACGACGGCAATGACGGCGGCAGCCGGCTGCGCGATGGAGGCCTCTTTGCGACGTGACCTTATCGTCGCCGCGGCGCGGCGCTGGATCGACACGCCCTATGTGCACGGCCAGTCGGCCTGGATGGCGGGGTGCGACTGCCTCGGGCTGGTGCGCGGCGTCTGGCGCGACCTCTATGGCAGCGAGCCGGAGCTGCCGCCGGTCTATACCGCGGACTGGGCCGAGATCGGCGGCCGGGAAGACCTGCTGTCGGCCGCGCGGCGCAACCTCGCCGAGATCCCGCTCGCCGAAGCTGCCGCGGGATCGGTTCTGCTCTTCCGCTGGCGGCCAGGCCTTCCTGCCAAGCACTGCGGCATCCTGTCGGCGCCCGGCCGAATGATCCATGCCTATGACAGGCGCCGCGTCCACGAGATCGCGCTGCCGGCCGGCTGGCGGCGCAGGATCGCCGCCGCCTTCGACTTCCCGGGGGCGAACTGATGGCAACGCTCGTCTTCGGCCTCGTCGGCAAGTGGATCGGCGGCTCGCTGCTCGGCGCGCTGGGCACCATCGCCGGCCGCGTCGTCGACCAGATGCTGTTCTCGCCGACCATCAAGCGGGAGGGGCCGCGGTTGTCGGACCTCACCTTCTCGGCATCGACCGAGGGCGCACCGGTGCCGCGCGTGTGGGGGCGCATGCGGATCTCGACACAAGTGATCTGGGCGACCCGCTACAAGGAGGAGAAGAAGACGACGACCTCCGGCGGCAAGGGCGGGCCGCGCGTCAAGACGACCGAGTATCTCTATTCCGTCTCGATGGCCGTGGGCCTGTGCGAGGGCGAAATCGCGGGCGTGGGACGAGTCTGGGCGGACGGCAAGGTCATCCGGCTCGACGACTACAACCACCGCGTTCATCTCGGCACCGAGGACCAGGAGCCGGATCCGCTGATCGCCGAGATCGAGGGCGAGGACCGGACGCCGGCCTTCCGCGGCACCGCCTATCTCGTCTTCGAGGATATGCCGCTGGAGAAGTTCGGCAACCGGGCGCCGCAGATCACGGTCGAGGTGATCCGCAGGCCCGCCGAGGGCGCAGCACTCGAAGACATGATGCGTGCCGTCACTCTCATCCCGGGCACGACCGAATTCGGCTATGCAACGACGCCGGTGTTCCTGTCGGAGGTGGACACCGAACTCGACGACGCGATCGGCGAGAACCAGACGGCGTCGAACGCCGCGACGGACCTGGTCATCTCGCTCGACCGCCTGCAGGCGGAGGCCCCGGCCGTCCAGGCGGTGGCCCTCGTGGTGGCCTGGCACGGCACGGACCTGCGCTGCGGCGAATGCGAGATCCGGCCGAAGGTCGAGGCTACCGGCCGAAACACCAAGCCGTTCGAATGGCGCGTCGCGGACGTGACGCGCGGCACGGCCCTGGTCGTCAGCCAGTATGGCGGGAGCCCGGCGGCCGGGGGGGCGCCCTCGGACCGCAGCGTCTACGAGGCGATCGTCGAGCTGAAAGGGCGCGGTTTCGAGGTGACGCTCTATCCGTTCATGCTGATGGACATCCCGGCAGGCAACGAGCTGCCGGATCCTTATGGCGGCGATGAGCAGGCGGCCTTTCCGTGGCGCGGCCGCATCACCTGCCATCCCGCGCCCGGCGAGCCCGGCACGGCGGACAAGACGTCCGCGGCGGCCGATCAGGTTGCCGCCTTCTTCGGCACGGCGTCGGCCGCCGACTTCGGCTGGAATGCGGCGCAGAAATGCGTCACCTATTCCGGCCCCGACGAATGGTCGTTCCGGCGGCACATCCTGCACCTGGCGGCGATCGCGGCGGCGAGCGGAGGATTGTTCGGCGGCGATCCGCTTGTCATCGATCGCTTCCTGATCGGCTCGGAAATGGTCGGGCTCACCTCGGTCCGGTCATCGTCGTCAAGCTATCCGGCCGTCGCCCAACTGATCGACCTGGCGGCCGAGGTCCGGGAACTTCTCGGCGAGGACACTCTCATCGGTTACGCGGCCGACTGGAGCGAATATCACAGCCACCGGCCCGCCGACGGCTCGGGCGACGTCTTCTTCAATCTCGATCCGCTGTGGTCGGACGACGAGATCGACTTCATCGGCATCGACAATTATCTGCCGCTCGCCGACTGGCGCGACGACCCCGTCCATCTCGACAAGACCGCCGGCGCGGCCTCTATCTACGACCTCGACTATCTCAGGTCGAACGTGGAAGGGGGCGAGTATTTCGACTGGTACTATACCGACCAGACGGCCCGTGACGCACAGGACCGGACGCCGATCGTGGACGGCGCGGAAGGCAAGCACTGGGTGTTTCGCCAGAAGGACTTCCGGGCCTGGTGGAGCGAAGCACACCATGACCGGCCGGCCGGCGTGGAAGCCGGCAGCCCGACCGCATGGGCTCCGCAGTCCAAGCCGATCGTCTTCACCGAGCTCGGCTGTCCGGCCGTCGACAAGGGCGCCAACCAGCCCAACGTCTTCGTCGACCCGAAGTCCTCGGAAAGCCATCTGCCGTACTATTCGCGCGGCCGTCGCGACGACCGGATGCAGCGTGCCTATCTGGAGGCGGTGTTGTCGTACTGGAGCGACGACGCGAACAATCCCGCTTCCGGCGAATATGACGGCAGGATGGTCGACGTCGACCATATCCACCTGTGGACCTGGGATGCACGGCCCTGGCCAGAATTCCCCCAATTCGCCAGTCTCTGGGCCGATGCGGCGAACTGGCGGCTCGGCCACTGGCTGTCGGGCCGTCTCGGCGCCGTCAGTCTCAGGGATGTCGTCGCCGACATCGGCGGCGGCTACGGCGTCGAACTCGACACGGGCCGCTTGGCGGGCCTGGTCTCCGGCTACCAGCTCGACCAGGTGATGACGGCGCGCAGCGCGCTCGAACCGCTGGCGCGCACTTACTTCTTCGACGCCTATGAATCAGGGGAGACCCTGCGCTTCCGGCATCGCGGCGAGACCCCGGCCGCGAGTTTCGCGCGCGCCGATCTCGTGGTGCGCGACAATGGCGACTTCGCCCTGACGCGCGCGCAGGAAAGCGAGTTGCCGCGCGGCGTGGACTTCAGCTTCTACCTTCCCGAGGCGGACTACCGGCAAGCGGCCGTCCGTTCTCGCCGGCTGGCGGGCGCGTCCAGGTCGATCGAGCAGGAAGGGGCGGCGATCGCCTTCTCCGAAGGCCGGGCGGGCGCGATTGCCGACACGCTCCTGTTCGAGGCGCACGCGGCACGAGAGAGGGCAGAGTTCACCTTGCCGCCGAGCGCGCTCGCCCTCGATGCCGGCGACGCCGTCGCACTGACGGTCCCCGCGGGCGGCGGAGCGCGGAAGGTGAACCTCAAGCTTGGCGTCGTCGGGCTCGACCGGGCGCGGACCGCCTCAGGCACCCGCGAAGACGCCTCGGTCTACGACCAGGACGACGGACCGGAAACGCCGCGGGCGCTGACCCGGCCTAAGGCGACCCCGCCGCCTGTGTTCCGCTTCCTCGACATTCCGCTGCTGCGCGATGCCGAGGCGGCGACCGCGCATGCGCCGCGCGTCGCGGCCTGGTCTTCGCCCTGGCAGTCGGTCAGCCTATTTCGCGCTGCCGCCGAAGGCGCATCGCTAGGCCTCGACACCGAGATCTCCGATCGGGCGGACATGGGCAAGCTGGCGCAGGCATTCTACCGCGGTCCGCTCTGGATCTGGGACGAGGGCAACGATTTGGTGGTCGACGTGGCCGCCGGCGTGACGCTCGCCTCTGCCACGGAGATCGACGTGCTTTCCGGCGCGAACACTGGGGCGGTGCATACCGGGTCGGACCGATGGGAAATCCTGCAGTGGCGGACGGCGGAGCTGATCGCGACACGCAGATATCGGCTGACCGGGCTCCTGCGCGGGCAGCGCGGATCCGACGCCGACATGGTGGACGAGGTGCCGATCGGTGCTGCTTTCGTCGTGCTCGACGTGGCAGTTACCGCGACCGGCTTGCCGGCGGCACTGGCGCTGCAACCGAACTACTGGCGCTGGGGACCGGCCGGAAAGGCCTCGACCGACGCACTCTACGAGGGGGCTACCAAGACCTTCGCCGCTGTCGGCCTGCGCCCGCTGTCGCCTGTCCATCTCGGTGCGTCGTGGGAGACGGACGGCGACATCCAGATCGGCTGGACGAGGCGCACCCGCATCGGCGGCGACGGCTGGGAACAGGTCGAGGTGCCGCTCGGCGAGGAGAGCGAGACCTATGAGGTCGAGATCCTCGATACGGCCGGCGCCAGCGTCGTGCGCACGGTCAGCGGCCTTGGCGCGCCGGCATGGCTCTACACGGTCGCGGACCAGACCGCCGACCACGGGGCGCCGCTCACCTCGATCAGGTTCCGCGTCTACCAGATGAGCGCCACGATCGGCCGTGGCGCGATGGCGGAGTATCCCTGATGGCCGTCACCGCCCTGAAGACAAGCTGGCTCGGCTACGAGAGCGAGACGGGTGCACTCGTCTTCTGGGACGGCTCGAAATACCGGCCGCTGCAGGAGGCGGCCGGCTATGCCTCGGCCGTGCACGGCCACGCGATCGCCGACATCGCCGGCCTGCAAGGGGCGCTGGACGCGAAGCTGGCGCTCTCCGGCGGATCGATGAGCGGGGCGTTGGAGGTGCCCCTAGTCGATCTCGGCGAGACCCGCCTGTCGGGGGACGGCGACGATCTCTATGTCTGGGGATTCAAGACCTGGCATCAGGGCAATGACGGGGCCGGCTCGGGCCTCGACGCCGACCTGCTCGACGGGCAGGACGGCGGCTACTACACCAACATAGCCGCCCGGCTCGGCTACACGCCCGTCAACAAGGCCGGCGACACGATGACGGGCACGCTGAACCTGCCGCAGCTCTCCCTGCACGCGTCGACCCCGCTGACGGGCGACGCCTCGGGCCTGTATGTCGCCGGCAGCCGGATCAAGACCGAGGGAAACCTGGCTGCGGGCCTGTTCCGCTCGCAGCAGACGTTCATCGCCAGCGGCACCTGGACCCGATCGTCCGGCATCAAGAGGATCCTCGTTTTCGCCTGGGGCGGCGGTGGCGGCGGGGGCGGAGCCCAGGGAGGGACGGCGAACGGCGCTTGCGGCGCCGGCGGCGGGGCCGGCGGATTCGGCTGGAAGCTGATCGACGTGACGGCGATCGCGAGCGTCACGGTGACGATCGGCGCCGGCGGCACTGCCGGCAGTTCGTCCGGCGGCACTGGCGGCACGGGCGGCACGACGAGCTTCGGCACGCACCTGTCCGCGACGGGCGGCATCGGCGGCACCGGCCAGACCAGCGGCAACTGGGCGCAGATCGTCGCCGGCGGATCGGGCGGCACCGCGTCCGACGGCGATTTCAACGTAACCGGTTCGCCCGGCGCACCGGGCATTCGCCTCGACTACCAGAACGGCATCGCGGGTCGCGGCGCGGCGGCTGCCTGGCTGGGCGGCGGCGGCAACGGATTCGCTGGCAACACCGCCGGCCAGGCCGGATTTGCGCGCGCCGACGGCGGCGGGGGCGGCGTCGTGGCCGACAACGCGACGGGACGGGCCGGCGGCGCGGGCGCGTCGGGCATGATCTGGGTCTGGGAATTCGAATAGGGATCGATCGATATGACGAACTCGCCGCAGCTGCAGCTGCCCTACATCGCCGCCGAGCAGGCGCAGAAGCACGTCACGCACAATACGGCGCTGCGCAAGCTCGACGCGCTGGTGCAACTGTCCGTCAGGGACCGAGACCTCACGGCGCCGCCCGGCGCGCCTTCGGACGGTGACCGCTACATCGTGGCGGGGGCGCCTACCGGCGCATGGGCCGGGCAGGCGGGAAAGATCGCCGCCTGGCAGGACGGAGCCTGGCAGTTCTTCCTCCCGCGGGAAGGTTGGGTCGGCTGGGTCGACGACGAGGACGTGCTGGTCTACTGGACCGGCGCGGCATGGGCGAAGATCAGCGCGACGACGACCGGCGCCCTGCCGGACTCCGGGGGCACGGGCATCGGCGTTTACAGCTTCGTCACCGCTGCGTTCACACCGCAAGCGCCCGTCTCTGGAACCGCCATTCACATGGCAAACGAGGGCGCGCAGACCCGCTTTCTGTTCGACAATTACCTTTCGGGCGCGGGGGGAAACATCATCACGGGCCGCAAGGCACGCGGGACAGCGGCGGCGCCATCAGCACTGGTCCTCAATGACAATATCCTCTCGTTCCATGCGTTTGGCCGCGGAGCCACCGGCTACTCAGCAAACCCGCGTGGGTTCCTCAATATCGCCGCCGCAGAGACCTGGACCGACTCCGCCCAGGGCACCAAGCTCTCGGTTGGCCTGACTGCGGTCGGCGCCGCGGCAGCAACGCTGGACCTCCTGACCCTGACCACGACTGAGATGAACCTCGACGGCGCGGTCGCCGTGACGATGGGCGGCGCCGCGAACGTGGTCATCGACACCAACCGGCTGTTCCGGCTGCGCTCCTACACCGTCGCCGCGCTGCCGACGCCCGGAACCGTCGGGCGCATGGCGTTCGCCTCGAACTGCCGTGTGTTCAACGGCGCAGGCACTCAGGAGGGCGCGGGCGCCGGGAGCGGCGGCCTCGTCGTCGACAACGGAACCGCATGGAAGATCGCCGGCACCAACGTGACTGCCGTCGCCTAACCAAGGAGAGTCTCATGGAAGAATGGATCGAGGAGTTTCTCTATCGCGGGAGACCGCCGAGCGGACCCGGCAGCGAGATGCCGAGCGAGTTCCAGGTGACGATCGGGCAGCAGGCGCCGAACCCGTTCGACCCGGCGTTGCCGCCGAGCCGCCGCACGATCGGACCGCTGACGCCGACGCAGGCCGCCGAGGCCGGCTGGCCCGTCGAGCGGCTGGTCGCCGGGCTCAACGCCGCGGCCTTGCGCGATCTGGACGCCGCGAAGGCCGATCTCGCGACCGTCACCGACAAGCTCTCTGCGCGAGAGGCCGAACTCCTGGCCCTCACGAGGGAGGCTGCCGACGCAACTACGTTCGATTCCTGACCACGGATGGCCCGGAGTTTGCTCCGGGCAGCGGGACCGCCGCCAAGCAAGAACCCGCCCGACAGCCAGGGAACATACCTGTCGCACCCGCTGCCCACGGAGGACCGTGGGCGAAGCGAGCGTGACCGATTCCTGGACACCCTTGAATGCCTGTTGAAAGCGAATTCACACCTGTTTCATCGACCCACCCGCCGGCGCCCTATATCGGCGGTAAGCGCCGCCTCGCGGCCGAGCTCGCGCGCCGCATCGCGGCGGTGTCCCACCGGACCTATGCGGAGCCGTTCGTCGGCATGGGAGGCGTCTTCTTCCGCCGCGATCGCCGGCCGCCGGCCGAAGTGATCAACGACCGAAACGGCGAGGTGGCGAACCTCTTCCGTATCCTGCAGCGTCACTATCCGCAGTTCATCGAGACCCTGCGTTTCCAGATCTCCGGGCGGAAGGAGTTCGAGCGGCTCAAGGCCTCAGACCCGACCACGCTGACCGATCTCGAGCGCGCCGGCCGATTCCTCTATCTCCAGCGGACCGCCTTCGGCGGCAAGGTGGCCGGGCAGAATTTCGGCGTCGATCCTCGCTCAAGCGGCGGCTTCAACCTAACGCGGCTGGTACCGGTACTCGAAGACGTGCACGAGCGGCTGGCCGGCGTGGTGATCGAATGCCTGGACTGGCAGGAGTTCATCCGCCGCTATGACCGGCCGGGCACGCTTTTCTATCTCGATCCACCCTATTGGGGTTCGGAGGGCGATTATGGGAAGACGTTGTTCGACCGGGCGCAGTTCGCGCTCCTGGCCGAGGTGCTACGCGGGATCAAAGGGCGTTTCATCCTGTCGATCAACGACCGACCGGAGGTCCGAGAGGTCTTCGCGGGCTTCCAGGCGGACGGGGCGGAACTGCTCTACTCGGTGGCCGAAGGCAAGCCAGTTGCGGCCAAGGAGCTGATCATCAGCGGACCCGCGCAATGAGGTGCGCCGGCCGTCAGCGGATCCAGCCGAAGGTCAGCGCCACGTGGCCGATCATGGACCCGAAGCGCGAGATGAATGCCAAAGCGAGCAGTAGACGGCCATACCAGGGCATTGCGGCGCTCCTAGATGAGATCCGGCGGAAGCGGATCAAGGATGTCCGGGGTGTTGTTTTTCGGCGACCCGACCGCGCGGCCGATCTTCCACATGGTCATCAGTTCGGCGGGGAAAGGCCGCATGAGGTCTGCCGGGTCCTCGCCGAACATCCAGCGGTGATAGTCCGCCGGGGCGATGATGACCGGCATGCGGTCATGGATCTCGGCGACCATCTCGTTCGGCGGGCAGGTGATGACGGTGAAGGTGCGGATGACCTCACCTGTCTCGGGGTGCATCCATTCCTCCCAAAGCGCCGCCAGGGCAAACGGCTCGCCCGAACGCATCGCGATCGCGTAGGGCTGTTTGTTCTTGCCGGTGCCAAGGATGTCCTTCCACTCGAAGAAGCCGTCGATCGGCATCAGGGCTCGGCGGGCCTGGTAGGCGGCGCGGAAGAGGCCGTTGGTTTTTACCGTCTCGCACTTGGCGTTGATCGGCTGCGGTCCGCCGCTGGCCTCCTTGATCCAGCGGGGGATGAGGCCCCACTGTGCCGCGATGAAGCCGCTTTCGCCGTTGGCGGCGTCGGCGGCGACGATGATCGGGTATTTCTGGCGCGGCGCGCCGTTCCACCTGGGCAGGGAATTGCCGAGCCCCTCGACCTCGGCCGAATTGGCGAAGCCGAACTGCGCAACCAGCTCGCGCAGCGTATGCTTGATGTGAACCCGACCGCACATGAACTGACCTCCTCACGCCTACGCTATGGGCATGTCGCCGCCGGCTTGACGCTCCTCGGGCGGCGCTCCATTTCTGTTCCCATGTCCTCAACCCGGCTGGAAACCATAGGCGATCTCGTCGATGGCGGCTACTCGCTGCACTATCTGTGCTGGTGCGGCCGACACGGCTGGCTGGACCTTGAGGGCATCGCCGAGGGTTTTGGTCGCGATATCCGCTACCTGCACGACAACCTGACGCGTCGTCTGACGTGCGCAGCCTGCAAGAGGAAGGGCCAGCTCACGTACCGGCTTCACGGTCCGTTGACGGACGGAACGCCCGTCAGCCGGGAGCGGCCTCGGATGCTCTACGGGGCGGGCTAGGGAAACCTTCCTCGGACAGAGCTCGGGCTGGCGTCCTACCACTGAGCTGAGCGTCTTAGCTGGCATTGGAGCGGCGGGTGCCCGCGCCGGGACTAGGCCGAACGTTGGGCTTTTCGTGGTCGCGGCGACAGTCTAACATGACAGCTCCGAATGATGAGGGTTGGGGGATGCTCATCATGACTACACGAGAATTGCTCTTGAGAGCGCTGGAAGACGCCCTGCGGGACGAGCGCTGGTTTCTGGCTTATCTGATCGAGATGGCTGTCCAGCAGGCGCACGACGAGGAGCACCAGCACTACCGCCCACGTCTTGTCGACCGGGAAGATTTCAGGGGCGTTGAATGACAGTTGAAGCGGGGGAGGATTCCGATCGCCGGTCGGGATGGGTGACCTTCGGCTTTATCGCCACGGCGCTCTATGCACTTCTGTTGGCGGTCTCAATCTGGTCGCCATGGACTGGCTGGGGCTGGTCGGCGTGGGTGACGCGGGGCCAGGCTCTCAGTCTCAACGAATTCGGTGATCTACTGGCGGGCGCCTTTGCTCCGCTCGCCTTCCTTTGGCTGATGGTCGCGGTGATGGTTCAATCGCAGGAATTGAGGCTGCAGAAGAAGGAGCTCGAATTGACGCGGCAGGTAGCGGTCGAAACGCGCGCCGAGATCGCCGTGCAAGCAAGTGCGGCAAAGGCAAATGCTGACTACGTAGGACAGCAGACGGAGATCCTTACCAAACAGCTCGAGAGGGAGCAGCGCAGAGCTGCTAGCGACCAATTTGCGATACTGGTTCAGCTCACCGCTACGGTCTTGCGCACTCGCCTCGCAAACGAGGTTCATTTTTTCAAGGATGGCCACCCAGGTTGGCATCTGGTGAGGTCAGAGTGGTTCATTGGCGATGACTACAGGGACTTGGTTGCCGCTTCGCGCCAGATGAGGCGGGTCAAGGAAAAGCACAAGTTGGAGCTTGAAGCAGGAACTCTCGTGCTAAGGACGCCCTTCACGCGACGTCGACTACTCCAGCTCATCGACCTTCTTGATGCAATGTCGAGCCTCTCTGTCACCGCATATCATATGTCGCCGTTCATGGACGCCATCGAGGTCGCTGATTGGCGTCAAGATCTTCAGTGGTTGGCTGACCTTCCGGGAACTGCCTAGCGGTGCCATTTGAAGTTGCGCGCCGCGCCGTTTGATTTTGCGCGCTACAGGAACCGGCGGGCTTCGCACGCAAACTCATTCATCTGGTCGCTCCATGGCTGTCGACCAGAGAGTCCACCGAGGGGGAGAGGGTGCGGATAGATTCATCGAGCAGATGACGTGTAGACGCCGGATTCCTCAATTGAATCAAGGAACGGAAAATCAGATAAGGGAAAAGTTTCCCAATTATATACTTGACAAAGCAAGCTTGATGGCGCTAGATAGCGACAACAGGGGGAACAGCAATGACCAACAAGACCGAGCGACAGATTGTTGAAGAGTTGCAGGCCAAGGCTGACCGCCAGCGCAAGCAAGCTATCGAAATCCAGTTGGGCGACCCCGGTCCTTACGTGACCCCTCGGTTTGTTCGGTTCGACTCCGCCATGATTTCGGATCAGAACACCGTTCAACTGTTTCTAGAGACAGCCAAAGGCCAACAAGTTCGGGTGCAAATTGCCGCGGACCAGCTTCCCGGAATGAAGCTGATGCTGGACCACCTAATTTCACAGAAAGCCCGATAACGGCGCGCGGGAAGAAACCCATGAAACTCGACTCCCCAATCTTTCAGGACGCCGACGCAGCCCGCGTCCACCTGGAAGCGCAGCGTTGGCCGCATGGCCCGAACTGCCCGCACTGCGGCAACGCCCGCGCCGACCGCATCACCGCCATGAAGGGCAAGGCGCACCGCCCCGGCCTCTACAACTGCATGGAATGCCGCGAGCAGTTTACCGTCACCGTTGGAACCGTTTTCGAGCGTTCCAAGATCCCGCTGAACAAGTGGCTGCTGGCAACCTTCCTTATGGCCTCCTCCAAGAAGGGCATGTCCGCGCACCAGCTCCACCGCATGTTGGGTGTCACCTATAAGACCGCGTGGTTCATGGCTCACCGCATCCGTGAAGCCATGAAGGAAGACGTTTCGTCCGCCGGTCCCATTGGCGGCGAAGGCAAGACCGTTGAGGCCGACGAGACCTACATCGGAAAGCGTGAGACGCCCCGTAAGCCTTCACCCGCTCGCAAGGGCCGTCCCTACACCAAGTCGGGCAAGGCGGGCGGCAATCAGAAGCGTATCGTGGTCGGCCTTGTGGAGCGCGGCGGCAAGGCCCGCATGTTCCACTTGAACGACGCGACCAAGGAAACCGTCCGCGAGGTTCTGGTCCGTAACGTCGACCGCGCCTCCACCCTCTATACCGACTCGTCCCGCCTCTACACCCGCACTGGCGAGGAATATGCCAAGCACCGCACCACTAACCATGCAGCCGGTGAATACGCTCGCCGCGAGGGCGACGTTGTGGTTCACTCCAATACGATTGAAAGCGTGTTCTCAGTGTTCAAGCGCGGCATGATCGGCGTCTACCAGCACTGCGGTGAAGCCCACCTGCATCGCTACCTTGCCGAGTTCGATTTCCGTTACAATCGACGCGCCGCGCTGAAGATCACGGACGCCGAACGCCACGACCAATTGCTTGCACGAATTGAAGGTCGACGCCTCACCTATCGGCGGATTAGTGAAGCCGATTACGCCTAA